GCCGTCGCCGTCGTCCGCGGACCCGCCATCGTAAATCGCCACGACCTCGTCTTCGCCGGCACGCCCAGCGAGGGCGAGATCTCGGCCGCCCACACGGCGCTCCTCGCCGCGGGCATCCTCGTCCGCTGACCCAATCCCGACAGGAGGCATCTTCATGGCCACCATGGACATCTTCGAAGGCGATGCCTTCACCATCGTCGAGCTCACCCGCGCGCTCGAGAACATCCCCTACAAGCCCGCGCTGCTCTCTGGTTCGAACCTTTTCAGCCCGCGCGGCGTGCGCTCCCGCACCGTCGTGATCGAAAGCCGGGACGGCACACTCTCGCTGATCCCGTTCTCTGAGCGCGGGTCGGCCTACGAGCAGCAGGTCCCGGACCGGCGCGAGATGCGCGCCTTCGTCTGCCGCCAGTTCAAGAAGCAGGACGTGCTCTGGGCCTCCGAGATCCAGTCCGTCCGCGACTTCGGCTCCGAAAGCGCCACGCAGCAGGTGCAGACCGAGGTGGCTTATCGGCTCAGGAAGCTCCGCCAGGATGCCGAGACCACCTTCGAATACCACCTCCTGAACGGCATCCAGGGGCTGGTGAAGGACCCGAAGGACCACGCGACGGTGGTGAACTACTTCACCGAGTTCGGCATCTCGCCGGCGGCCGAGATCGACTTCGACCTCGACAATGCGAGCCCGGCCTCCGGGGCGCTCCGCAAGCGCTGCCAGGCGCTGATCGAGAGCGTCGAGGACTCGATGGGCGGGCTCTCGGCCGGCGCCGTGCAGGTCCGCGCCGAATGCGGCTCGGCCTTCTTCGCCGATCTCGTGGCCCACAAGGAGGTGCGCGAGACCTACCTCAACACTGCTGCCGCGGCCGACCTGCGGGGCCGCGTCGCCGACGAGGTCAGCTTCGGCGGTATCACCTTCCGCCGCTACCGGGGCGGCGTCGGTTTCACCGTGCCCACCGACAAGGCGTTCTTCTACCCCGAGGGCATCGAGGGGCTGTTCGAGATCTACTACGCCCCTGCGGACACCTTCGAGACGGTCAACACCCTCGGCCAGCCGCTCTACGCCCGCACGATCCCCGACCGGGATCGCGACGAATGGGTGCGGCTCGAGATCGAGAGCAATCCACTGCCGATCTGCACTCGGCCGCAGGTGCTGCGCTCGGCACGGCGGACCTGATGACCGCCTTCGCCGCCGCCCTCGACGCGCTCTTCGCGGACGCGCATCTCGCGCGCGACGTGGTCTACACCGCCGAGGGCGGCGCGTCGGCACTTGTCCGCGCCATCCTGCGGCGACCTGACGACGTCATCGGTTTCGGCGAGGCGCGGATCTGGTCGGAGAGCACCCGGCTCGATCTGCGCCTTTCCGAAGTGGCCAACCCGCGTCCCGGTGACCGCATCGAGATCGACGGCGAAGCTTTCCTCATCCAGGGCGAACCTGTCCGCGACCGCGAGCGGCTCGTCTGGACCGTGGATCTGCGTATGGCCTGATCGCGATGAAGCTGAAACTCGACATCACGCCGGACCTCGTCGCCGCCATGGCCGCAGAGGTGAAGGCCGGAGAGAAGGCCGTCACCGCCGCCATGCGCGAGGCCGGGACCGGGCTCAAGACCGCCTGGCGCGGCCAGATCACCGGCGCGGGGCTTGGCCGGCGGCTCGCCAACTCGATCCGCAGCCAGACATACCCGAAGGCCGGTGAAAGTCTGAACGCTGCGTCGCTCGTGTGGTCCAAGGCCCCGGTCATCGTCGGCGCCCACGACACCGGCCCGCTGATCCGCTCGAAGGACGGGTTCTGGCTGGCGATCCCCACCGAAGCCGCCGGGCGCGGCCTCCGAGGCGCCAAGCTCACACCCGGCGAATGGGAACGCCGCCGGGGGCTGCGATTGCGGTTCGTCTATCGCCGCCGCGGCCCGAGCCTGCTTGTCGCCGATCGGGCCCGCATCAACACTCGCGGTCAGGCGGTGGCGTCACGTTCGAAGACCGGCCGCAACCAGGTCAGCGCACCGATCTTCCTGCTGGTCCCGCAGGTCAAGCTGCCGAAGCGGCTGGATCTGGACCGCGACGCTGAGCAGGCACTCGACAGCGTGCCTGGGCTGATCGTTGCGAACTGGGTGGACGAGAAAGTCAGTTCGTGATCGCTTGTAGCCCAGCAATCAGGTGGGTGGGGGCTGCAAACATAAATGCTTACTGATGAAATCATCCGATCCGCTCGAAGGTCCCTGCTAGTTCGTGCTCGATCTATCCGCAATGCAGAGTTCGACAATGCGATCAAGCGTCAATTCACGGCCGAGCAAATCCGGGGCGGTCTTGCCGCGCAGGAAGTAGGGCCATGGCTAGAGCAAAGTCTCGGCGACAACATCACCCATCCGGCGATCTACTCGCTCTATGTTGAAAATGCCGACCTCGTTGAGGTGATCAGGAACGCATTTGATGGGCTGCCGGCCGAACAGCAGCGAGGGTACCGGCTTCCACGGCGAAATCCCGTAGGTGAGGGGCAAACGACTCTGTACGTTGGTGGCTCGGAGGGTATTCGTCGGAGATTGAGAGAACATATCGGGTCGGCACCGGCTGGTACCTATGCCTTGAACATGCAGCGGTGGTGCCCGGAGTTCGATGGCTCGGTCACGGTCAGCGTTCAATCATTTTCGCCAGAAGTTAGCCGGAACTGCAGACAAGATCTCGAAGACACTTTGTGGGATTCACTTCAACCGATTTTCGGCAAAAGGGGAGCGAGGTAGGCTCCTTCTGCTTCACTTTTCAAGGTCAGGTAGTCCATGCCCACCCCCCGCGAAACCATCCTCGCCGCGCTGCACGCGCGGCTCTCGGTGTTGCCTGCCACCGCCCTTCGCGGCGACGTGCTGCCCGAGCGTGTGTCGGCCGAGGGCCTGCTGATCCTGCGCGACGGCGAACCGGGGGAGCCGGAGGTGACGCTGTCGCCCCTACGCTACCACTACCAGCACCGGGCCGAGATCGAGGCGGTCGTGCAGGGCGCAGACCGTGACGCGGCCTTCGACACGTTGACCGCCAGCATCGGAGCGGCACTCGCCGCCGACCGGACACTGGGCGGGCTCTGCGACTGGGTCGAGGCTGAAGCGCCGCGGGTAGTGGACCTGCCAGTCGAGGGTGCCGCGAGCCTCAAGGCGGCGGTGATCCCTGTTTTACTTCACTACTCCACGGCCGACCCTCTCGGGTAGAGCCGACGGGTCAGTTGCCGCGACAGGTGCCGTAGTAGCCGCCTGAGAAGTAGCAGTATTCCCGGGCCACTCCGGCAGCGATCATCTGGGCTGCAACATCGCGGCCATCGGCGAGGAAGCACTGCCCGACGATCCGTCCGTACCGGTCGATATCGCGCACGCGACAGGTCAGGCTTTGTCCGGCGACCAGCCGCCGCAGAGTAGACGTCGCTGCGGAAGCGCCGCGCTCGTTGCGCTCCGGAGCGTCGAGGCCCCAGACACGGATTGGCCGTTCAACGCCGCGAAGTGAGAAGGTGTCGCCGTCCGTCACGTAGCGGACCGCGCCGCTCACGGTATTCGTCTGTCCCAAGACGGGGCCAACCGAAAGAACCACGATCGCGAGAGAAACGATCATACTGGTGATGATCGACCGACCGAAAACACTGTGCGGGGAGTTGGGACGAGTACTGCGCATGAACTTCATGTGCGGCACGGCCTGACCGAACGCAACCGTGCTTCGACACCATCAAGGAGAACACGATGGCAAGAGCCCAAGGGGCGCGGGCGCAGATGGCGCTTGCGTTCGAGACGACCTATGGCACGCCGCCTGTCGGCGGTTTCACGAAGATGCCCTTCGCCAGCACCTCGCTGGGCGCGGAACAGCCGCTGCTGAACTCGGAGTTATTGGGCTACGGCCGCGATCCGCTGGCGCCGATCAAGGACGCGGTGACGGCCGACGGCGATGTCGTCGTGCCGCTCGACGCGGAGGCCTTTGGCTTCTGGCTGAAGGCGGCCTTCGGCGCACCAAACACCACCGGCACCGGCCCCTGGACTCACGAGTTCCAGTCGGGGGCGTGGACACTGCCCAGCATGTCCATCGAGACCGGCATGCCCGAAGTGCCGCGCTTTGCCATGTATTCTGGCTGCGTGCTCGACCAAATGACCTGGCAGATGCAGCGCTCGGGCCTGTTGACTGCAACGGCACGGCTGGTCGCGCAGGGCGAGACGGTGGGTACGAGTTCTAGCGCCGGCACACCCGCCGCGCTGGAGCTGAAGAGGTTCGGCCATTTCAACGGATCGATCACCCGGAATGGATCGGCCCTCGGCAACGTGATTTCGGCCGACATCACCTACGCCAATAACCTCGACCGGATCGAGACCATCCGGAACGATGGCCGCATCGACGGCGCGGACCCGTCCATCGCCGCGCTCACCGGGTCCATCGAGGTCCGCTTCGCCGACAGCACATTGGTGACGCAGGCGATCAACGGCGATCCGTGCGAGCTCGAGTTCGGCTACGCGCTGCCCTCCGGCGAAAGCTTCACCTTCACCGTGCACGCCGTCTACCTGCCGCGCCCGCGCATCGAGATCTCCGGGCCGCAGGGCGTGCAGGCGACCTTCGACTGGCAGGCCGCCCGCGACAGCGTCATCGGCCGGATGTGCACCGCCACCCTCGTGAACGATGTGGAGACGTATTGATGCTCACGCTCGACCTGACCAACGCCCCGCGCTGGCATGACCTCACCCCCGGCGTGCGGGTGCAACTCCGCCCATTGACCACCGCGCTGATGGTCGCGACACGCAGCGATCCCGCTGTCGAGGGGGTGCCCGAGGACGCCTCCGACGAGGAGCGCGCCGTCGCTTTTGCAAAAGCACTGGCGCGTCGCGCGGTGCTCGCCTGGGACGGTATCGGCGATGCGGACGGCAAGCCCATCGATCCGAGCCCCGAGGCCATCGACGCGCTGCTCGATGTCTGGCCGATCTTCGAGGCGTTCCAGCTGACCTACGTCTCGAAGGGCCTGCTGCTGGAACAGGAAAAAAACGTCTCCGCGCTCTCGCCGAATGGTCCTTCGGCGGGGGCGACCGCTACTGCGAGGGTTGCGAACCCTGCGAAAGCAGCCCGCAAACCTGCCCGGACTGCCCGGCGCGGCTGAACCGTCCGGAAACGCCGGAGGGCTGGCAGGTCTGGGACCTCGTCGGCCGCCTCGGCGGCCAGCTTCGTTTGCTGCCCGGCGTGGTGATCGGTTGGGACATGTCGGCGGCGCTGGCGCTCGGTGATGCGCTCGGCGTGCCGCACCTCGCCATGGCCGAACTGCTGCCCGTCATCGAGGCGGTGATGGTCGCCAAACTCAACGAACAGATGGATCATTCCCATGGCTGAAAAAAGGGTCAGCGTCCGCCTCACGGCCGTGGGCGGACGGCAGGTGCGTGCCGAACTGGAGGGCTTGGGCGAGGCCGGATCGCGTGGCTTCGGACGGCTGAGCCGGGAGATGGAGGCTGCGAACGCCCGGCTCGCGGCTTTCTCACGCCGGGTCCGGGTTGCGGCGGCCGCCGCCGTGGCGGCTGCCGCGGCTGCTGGCGTGGCGATGATCCGCTCCGGGCTGCAGACGGTCGAGGCGCAGGCCAAGCTCGCGCAGTCCCTCGGGACCACCGTCGCCTCGATCCAGACGCTGGAGCGCGCGGGCGAATTGGCGGGCGTTTCCATGTCCGGCATCGAACAGGCCACGAAGGATCTGACGCGCCGTCTCAGCCAGGCGGCCGCCGGGACCGGTCCCGCGGCCGACGCGCTCGACCGGCTGGGGCTTTCGGCCACCGACCTGATCGCCCTGCCGCTGGACCAGCGCGTGGGTGCGATCAACGCGGCCATCGAGAGCTTCGTGCCCGCCGCAGAACGCGCCGCCATTGCGGGCCAGCTGTTCGGTGAGGAAGGCTCCATCGCCATGGCGCGGATCGACACCGCGACGCTGCGCCAGGCGACGGAGGACGTCCTCGCCTTCGGGGTCGTGGTCTCCGAGCAGGATGCCGACCAGATCGAGCGGACGAACGATGCGATCTCAAGGCTCGGCCTCATCTGGCGCGGGCTGTCGAACCAGCTGGCCGTTGCTGCCGCGCCTGCGTTGGAGGCTATCGCCAACGCCATGGCGGCGGTCGCCAGCCGCACCGGGCCGCTGGGCATCGCGATCCGCGGGCTCTTCGAGAACATCGGTCGCCTGACCACCTACGCCGCCACCTTCGCCGCCTTTCTCACTGGACGTTGGGTCGCCGGCATGGCCACAGCGGCGCTCTCGGTCCGGGGCCTCGCCACGGCGCTGGTCGTCCTGCGCGGCGCGCTGATCCGCACCGGCATCGGGGCGCTGATCGTCGGCGCGGGTGAGCTCCTCTACCAGTTCACGCGTCTCGTTTCGGGTGCCGGGGGGTTTGGCGAGGCCATGTCGCTGCTGAAGGACCTCGCCGTCGAGGTCTGGGAGCGGATCCGGATGGGCGCGGCAGCGGCGGGTGCGGCCGCCACGGCGATGTTCTTCGACCTGAAGGCGGACGCTGCGTCGGGCATGCAGAGCGCCATCGAGAGCGTGGTGGCTTTCGGCAACACCGCCGCGAACACGTTCGAGGGCGCCTACGAGGCGATCAAGGCGATCTGGGGCCTGCTGCCCGCCGCCATCGGCGATCTGGCGTTCCAGGCGGCGAACAGCCTGGTCGACGGCGTCGAGGCGATGCTTAACGGCGTGGTCTCGCGCATCAACGGCTTCATCGGCGGCATCAACCAGGGGCTGGAAGCCCTCGGCTCCGAGCGCCGCATCTCGCTGGTTCCTGACCTCGACCTCGGCGAGATCGAGAACCGCTTCGAGGGCGCGGCGACCGCCGCGACGACGGCCGCACAGGCGGCCTTCGGCCGGGCTTTCGAGGACAACCCGCTCACCGCGCCCGATCTCGGCCTGACAGACGCAGCAAACCGGGCGCTCGAGTCCGCGAATGTCTACCGCAGTGCCGCGCGCGATCTGGCCGAAGGGGCCCGCGCGCCGCTCGAAAGCTGGCAGGCCCTGCGCGACGCGGTGCGCGGCACCGACGAGGCGAGCGCCGATGCGCTGACCGAGGCCACCGGTGCGGCCGAGCGGCTGGAGACCGCGCTTGGCGATGCCGGGCGCGCCGCAACAGGTGCCGGTGCGGCGGCCGGAGCCGCCGCCGCTGCAGCGGAGCCCGCGACCGAGGCCGCCGTCACGGGCTGGCGGGCGGTCACGGCGGCGCTGTCGGACTACGCCAGCAAGGCCCGCGACATCGGAGGCGACATCGGCCAGAGCCTCGTCGGCGCCTTCCAGTCGGCCGAGAACGCGGTGGGCCAGTTCGTGAAGACCGGGAAGCTGAACTTCCGCGATCTCGTCACCACTCTGCTCGCCGATCTGGCCCAGCTCGCGGCGCGGCGGTTCATCCTCGGGCCGATCGCCAATGCGCTCTCGGGTGTCTTCGCTGGAGCGGGTGGCATCTTCGCCAATGTCCTGCATGCAGGCGGGATGGTGGGATCGGCTGGGCCCTCGCGCATGGTTCCAGCCATGGCCTTCGCCGCCGCGCCCCGGATGCATTCCGGAGGCATGGCTGGTCTCCGCCACGACGAAATTCCCGCGATCCTGCAGCGCGGTGAGCGGGTGCTGTCCCGTCGCGAGGCGCAGAGCTACGGCGCGGGCGGTGGCGTCAACGTCACGATCATGGCCCGCGACGCCGAGAGCTACCGACAGTCCCGCACGCAGGTCGCGGCGGACATCGCCCGTGCGGTCTCGCTCGGGCGGAGGGGCATGTGATGGCGTTTCACGAGGTCCGGTTTCCCGACAACATCAGCCGCGGCGCGCGGGGCGGGCCGGAGCGGCGCACGCAGATCGTCGAGCTCGCCTCGGGCGACGAAGAACGCAATGCCAGTTGGGCCAATTCGCGACGCCGCTACGACGTCGCGTACGGCGTCCGCCGTGCCGACGATCTGGCGGCGGTCGTAGCCTTCTTCGAAGCGCGGAATGGGCGGCTGCACGGCTTCCGCTTCAAGGACTGGGCGGATCACAAGTCCTGCCTACCGTCGCAGACGCCGGGGCCGACCGACCAGTCGATCGACACCGGCGACGGCACGACGACCGCCTTCCAGCTGGTCAAACGCTACGCCTCGGGCAGCCAGAAATGGGTGCGGACGATCACCAAGCCGGTCGCCGGCACGGTCCGGATCGCCCTCGATGGCGCGGAGCAACTCAGCGGCTGGTTCGTCGACACGAACACCGGTGTGGTCACCTTCGACACTGCGCCCGCCGAGAGCGTCGCCATCACCGCGGGCTTCGAGTTCGACGTGCCGGTCCGCTTCGACACCGACGTGCTCGACGTGACGCTCGACCTCGAGCGGCTCGGATCGATCACCTCCATTCCGCTTCTGGAACTGCGCCGATGAAAACACTCGACCCCGCCCTGCAGGCTCATCTCGAGGAGGGCACGACGACGCTCGCGTGGTGCTGGCGGATCGCGCTTGCCGACGGCGTCACCTTCGGTTTCACCGACCACGACCGGACGCTGAGTTTCGACAGCACCGACTTCGAGCCGGAAAGCGGGCTGACGGCGTCCGAGTTTCGCTCGGGCTCGGACCTGTCCGTCGATGCGCAGGACGCGGAAGGCGTGCTGACATCCGATCGGATCACCGAGACCGACATCCGAGACGGCCGCTGGGACAATGCCGAGGTCGAGGTGTGGCGGGTGAACTGGGCCGACACGGGCCAGCGCGTGCAGATGCGGCGCAGCGCCATCGGGCAGATCCGGCGTGGGCGGCTCGCTTTCGTCGCCGAGGTGCGCTCGCTCGCCCATGTGCTCGGTCAGACGGTCGGGCGGACGTTTCAGGCGACCTGTGACGCCGCGCTCGGGGATGCGCGCTGCGGGGTCGATCTGGAGGCTCCCGCCTTCAAGGGCACCGGCGCCGTCATCGATCTCCTGCGCGACCGGGCTTTCACCGCCTCGGGCATCGGCGGGTTCGAGGCCGGCTGGTTCACCTTCGGCACGCTGGACTGGACGAGCGGCGCGAACGCCGGGCGGCGCACCGAGGTGCTGGGCCATGACGTCACGGACGACGTGGCGATCCTGACGCTGCTCGAACCGCCAGTGCGCGCGATCGCCGAGGGCGACGGCTTCACCATCCGCGCGGGCTGCGACAAGCGCATGGAAACCTGCGGGGCGAAGTTCGCGAATACCCTCAACTTCCGCGGCTTCCCGCACATCCCCGGCCAGGACGCCGTTCTCCGCTACGCCACGAAGGATGGCGGCCACGAGGGAGGCGTACTGTGACGCAACCTCTCGCACCGGTCGACCCGGCGCGCGTCATCGTCATCGCGCGGTCTTGGCTCGGCACGCCGTACCATGACCAGGCGAGCCTGCGCGGTGTCGGCTGCGACTGCCTCGGGCTGGCCCGGGGCGTCTGGCGCGAGGTGGTGGGGCCGGAACCGTTCCCGATCCCACCCTACAGCCGGGACTGGGGCGAGACCGGCGCGCGCGAGGTGCTGGCCGAGGGCGCGCGGCGCATGATGATCGAAGTGTCGCCCGCCGATGCCGGTCCGGGAACGCTGGTCCTGTTCCGCATGAGGCCGCGCGCCATCGCCAAGCATGTCGGGATCCTGACGGGCCCCGCCTCCTTCCTCCACGCCTACGAGCGGCTCGGCGTGATCGAGGAACCGCTCACGCCGTCCTGGCGGCGGCGCATCGCCTTCGCCTTCCTGTTCCCGCAACGCTGAGACCCGACCATGGCCACCCTCGTTCTCGGCGCAGCCGGCGCCGCCATTGGCGGCAGCATCGGCGGCGCGATCCTCGGCGTCAGCGCCGCCACCATCGGCGGCTTCATCGGCTCGAGCATCGGCTCCGTCGTCGACAGCTGGAT